ACGTGGTAGAGTAATATTTAATTTATATCCTTTTCAAGATAAAGTATTACATTTATGGAGAGATAATCCATATTCTATTGTATTAAAATCTCGCCAGTTAGGTATATCAACATTAGCTGCGGGTTATTCTTTATGGTTAATGTTATTCCATAAAGATAAAAACGTACTTTGTATTGCAACTAAACAAGAAACTGCTCGTAACATGGTTACAAAGGTTAAGTTTATGTTTGATAACTTACCTTCATGGTTAAAAATAACAGCAGAAGAAAATAATAAATTATCATTACGATTAAGTAATGGTTCTCAAATTAAAGCCACATCAGCAAGTAGTGATGCAGGTCGATCAGAAGCAGTATCTTTATTGATAGTGGATGAAGCAGCATTTATTGAACAAATTGGAGAAATATGGGCATCAGCACAACAAACATTAGCAACAGGTGGTGGAGCAATTGTACTTTCAACACCGTATGGAACTGGAAACTGGTTTCATAAAACATGGGTATCAGCAGAAAATAAAGATAATGATTTTTTACCTATTAAATTACCTTGGTATGTACATCCAGAACGAGATGAGTCTTGGAGAAAACGTCAAGATGATTTATTAGGTGATCCAAGATTAGCAGCACAGGAATGTGATTGTGATTTTAATACATCAGGTGATGTAGTGTTTTATAATGAATGGACTGATTTTATTAAAGAAACTACAATACAAGATCCACTTGAAAGAAGAGGTGCTGACCAAAACTTATGGGTATGGGAACCTGCAGACTATACAAGAGATTATATGGTAGTAGCAGACGTAGCTAGAGGTGATGGTAAAGATTTCTCAACTTTTCATGTAATAGATATTGCAACTAATACACAAGTTGCTGAGTATAAAGGACAAATGTCACCTAAAGAGTTTGGATACTTTTTAGTAGCTATTGCTACTGAATACAATCAGGCTCTTTTAGTAGTAGAGAATGCTTCTATTGGTTGGGCAGCTATTGAATCTGTATTAGAAAGAGGATATAGAAATACCTATTATTCACCTAAGAGTGATAATTTAACCTCTGATTCGTATTTTAATAAGTATGAAAACAGTGATAATGTTACACCTGGCTTTACTATGTCTCTAAGAACACGACCTTTAGTGGTAAATAAATTTAGAGAATATGTTGGAGACAGATCAGTAACAATTCGCTCAAAAAGACTTTTAGAAGAAATGAGAGTATTTGTTTGGAAAAATGGTAGACCAGAAGCACAAGTTGGTTATAATGATGACTTGGTTATGCCTTTTGGTATTGCTATGTATTTAAGAGATACATCATTAAAATTTCAACAACAATCTCATGATTTAACAAGAGCAACTTTAAGCCACTTTTCAAAAGGTACTTCAACTTTTACAGGAGCTTATAATTCAAATAATGTTCCTAATCCTTATTCTATTGAAACAGGAACAGGAATAGAGGACATTAAATGGCTTTTATAATATTTATAATATATTTCTATGGCAAATACTAGTTTATTTTCACGTTTACAACGATTATTCTCAACTGATGTTATCATCAGAAACCAGGGTGGAGGAGAGTTAAAGGTTTTAGACGTAGATAGCATACAGAGATCAGGTGATGTAGCTACAAATTCATTAATGGATAGATTTAATAGAATCTATTCACCAGCAGCTTCATCATTATATGGATCTCAAGTCAATATCAATTATCAGTATTTAAGAACATTTATTTATTCTGATTATGATATTATGGATAATGATGCTATTATAGCTTCTGCTCTTGATATTATATCTGAAGAAGCTACTCTTAGGAATGAAATGGGTGAGGTGCTTCAAATTAGATCTAATGATGAAGATATTCAACAAGTACTTTATAATTTATTTTATGATGTATTAAATGTTGAATTTAATTTATGGTCTTGGATTCGTCAAATGTGTAAGTATGGTGACTTTTTCCTTAAATTAGAAATCGCTGAAAAATTTGGGGTTTATAATGTAATTCCATTTACTGCTTATCATATTGAAAGACAAGAAAATTATGATAAAGAACATCCAAATGCAGTAAGATTTAAATATTCTCCTGAAGGTATATATGGTGGCAGCTCAGGATATTATCCAACACCTAACATGACTGCTCAAAAAGATGCTACTTCTATTTATTTTGATAATTATGAAATGGCTCACTTTCGTTTGATGACAGATGTCAATTATTTACCTTATGGTAGAAGTTATTTAGAGCCTGCTCGTAGAATTTATAAACAATATGCTTTGATGGAAGATGCTATGTTGATTCATAGAATTTCACGTAGTCCTGACCGTCGTATTTTCTATATTAATGTTGGTTCTATTCCTCCTAATGAAGTAGATAATTTCATGCAGAAAACTATTTCTACAATGAAGCGTACTCCATTGCAAGATAGACAAACAGGTGAATATAATCTTAAATACAATATGCAAAACTTATTGGAAGATTTTTATATTCCAATTCGTGGTAATGATACATCAACTAAAATTGAAACAGCACCAGGTTTAGCATATACTGGTATTGATGATGTTACTTATTTAAGAGATAAATTATTTGCTGCTCTTAAAGTACCTAAAGCATTTATGGGTTATGATGAAAATTTACAAGGTAAAGCTACATTAGCCGCTGAGGATATTAGATTCGCTCGTACAATTGATAGACTACAACGTATTATCTTATCAGAATTATATAAAATTGCTTTAGTACATTTATACTCACAAGGTTACACAGCAGATAGTTTAGCTAATTTTGAATTATCATTAACTACTCCTTCTATTATCTATGATCAGGAACGTATTGCCTTAATGAAGGAAAAAATGGATTTAGCGTCCCAAATGATGGAAACTAAATTAGTTCTAACAGATTGGATTTATGAAAACATATTCCACTTCAGCCAAGACCAATATGAAGAGTATAGAGATTTGATTGCTCAAGACCAAAAACGCTCATTTAGATTTAAACAAATAAGTGAAGAAGGAAATGATCCATTAGAAACAGGTAAATCTTATGGCACACCACATGATTTAGCTTCATTATATGGTAGAGGAAGATACTCAGCAACAGAGTTACCTGATGGATATGATGAAAAAGCACCATTAGGAAGACCAAAAGAAAAAGTATCTAATATTAATACTCAAGATAACGCATTTGGTCGCGATAGATTAGGTAGACAAGACATGAAAGTAGATGACCAAGAAGGATATGGTAGACCTAAAAAAGATGTTTCTCCATTAGCTTTGGAAATAAAAGCTAAAAACAAAACATTATTAGAAGGTTTAGAGAAAAAAATCGTATTTAATAAGTCTAATAGTGGAAAATCATTATTAGATGAATCTAACTTAAAGGAATAAGGATCTTTATATATTTATAACAAAAACTAGGAATGAATATTAAACATTCTAAATATAAGAATACGGGACTTTTATTTGAACTTTTAGTAAGGCAAATCACAGCTGATACTTTATCTGGTAAGGATTCTAAAGCTACAAGTATATTAAAAAAATACTTTGTTAAAACTGAATTAGGTAGAGAATATAAATTATATGAGGCATTGTCTAAATATAAACATATCACTGAAGGTAAAGCTGAGACCGTAATTAATACATTAATTGAGTCCTCTAAAGATTTAAATAGAGGTGCTTTGAAGAGACAAAAATATAATCTTATTAATGAAATCCAAAAACATTATAATTTAGAAGAGTTTTTTAAAACTAAATTACCTAATTATAAAGCATATGCTTCATTATATACACTAATAGAAGTATATAATAGTGAACACTTATCCAATCCAGACCAAATTATTTCTAATAAAATTTCCTTATTAGAACATTTGTCTTCTAAACAAGTTCAAAAACAAAAAGTAGAAGATGATTTAATGGTTGAGTTTCAGTCATATGATAAAGATCTTAGAATCTTAACATACAGAGTTATGTTAGAAAAGTTTAATGGTAAATATGCTGACTTAAATGACAATCAAAAATCAGTTTTAAGAGAATTCATTAATTCAGTTGATTCAACTCCTAAATTAAGAGAATTTTATAATTCTAAAATAGAAGAAATTAAATTACAATTAACTGAATTGACTTCTAAAGTTACAAGTAAAGCTACTAAAATTAAGTTACAAGAAATAAAAAATATTATCAATCCTTTAGATAAAACATCTAAAATAGGTAATGATGATTTGGTTAATCTTTTACAATACTACGAATTATTAGAGGAACTAACTAAAATCCATGGGTAATTTTAAATACAAATTAAAAGAAGAAAAAGAAACCCTTAAACCTAAGGATGTAGATCCTGCTTTAATTGATAGATTAGAAAAGCAGTATGGTCCTGTTGATATGGAAAATGACTTCTTTTCTAGTGATTTAAAAACTTATTTTAAAGCAGTAGAAGTTAATCCTGAAACTGGATCTGTAAGGAGTAAAATTATTAAATTGGCTTCTTTTGGTGAAAGTTTACAAAAATTATATTTTACTTTAGAGGCATTAAAAGCATTATCCCTCACCCTTGAAGGAAAAAATGATAAAAAAGTAATTGAAACTTTAGTTAAAGTTAGAGAAGCATTTAATGGTTTTAGAACATATTTGCGTAAATATTATCCTGACCAATATGAGGTTATTAAAAATCAATTAGA